ATCGCCCAAAGTAACATTGACTAATATTTATTGGTAACAAACTACCAAGAATATGAAAAACTTTATTATGAATTTACTAGGAAACGGTTCTGACGTTTCATCAAAAAGATTCGCATCTTTATTTACATTATTAAACGTAATTATCTTAACTTACATTGCAACACTTACATCTAAAGAAGGTATAACACCTGAATATATGTTTGATGCACTTTGTTTAATTGCTGGTGGTGGATTAGGACTTACAGTTGTAGAAAAGATTTTCTCAAAAGGTTCAGACAAAAAAGCTGAATAACAAAAAACCCCTCTTTTGAGGGGTTTTTATTTTAAAGTCCTTCTGACAATTTTTTCAGTTTGTAGTATGATATGGAATCAATTGGTGTTGATTCAATTCTTTGTTTTGTTTCGTTAAGTTTCTTGTTTGTATCTTCATCACTTTCGTTAACTATTGAAAGTTTTCCAAGAACTTCAGTTTTCAATCTTTCAATTCCCTCATTTAATTCATCTTGGGACATTCTTAAAATTGATTTTAATTCAAATAATTCTGATTCACTTAATTGTGAATATTCTTTTGCGAATGTGTCAGCCGCAACCCCAAACATAGACTCCAATGGAATGTTAATTGACTCAGTTAATGTTGATTCTTCTTTTGTATCAGACATCAACTTCCACATTTGTTTTCTTGACTCAACCAATTTAGTAAAATCATCAGCCGTTTTGGCAAATACCATATTATCTAATAACTCATATTGGTTTTCAACATTTTCACCCAATGTTTCAACCCAAGCATCAAATTGTTCAAATTCACGTTTGTTATTGTTAATTGTTGATTTAATGAAATCAACAGAAAGTCCCAAAAATTCTTTTGCAACCTCTTCGTTTAATCCTTTAGTTTTCATTAAGGAACCATATTCAACATATAGTTCACCAACAAATTTGTGGTCCTTAATAAAATCTCTAAATTCTTTTATAATTTGTTTAAAATCTTCGGTTTTGTATGTTTTAACCAAAGCATTTTCAACAATGCTTTTTAATAATCCAAAATTTCTCATATCAATAAATATCTTAACTATTTAATAATTCATTTAGTTTGGTTTCAATTTCATTAATTGATGTTCTACCTTTTGATAAATCAATTTCATCTCTACCACTAATTAAATCATCTTCCAAAATTAAATTCAAATCATTCATTCTACTTTCAGGTGTGATTTCACCTCCTGCAGGTGCCTCAGGTGCTTCAGGAGCTTCTGGCGGTGCTCCCATGTCTCCACCACCTCCACCTAATCCACCTAAACTACCCATGTCACCACTTGGTGGTGCTCCCATGTCTCCACCTTCAGCAGGTGGTGCAGCGACCTCACCAGGCTTCTTACCATACAATCTATCAATGTTATCAAAGATGCCTGTATGAATAATAACTTCAGGTGTTTTTTGTAATTCAGCACCAACCGCTTTTTCAATTCTTTGTTGTTGGATATCCAATTTGATTTCCTCATCAGAAAATCCAAGAATATGTTTTTTAGCCCACGTTGTTGATACCGCTTGAATACCGTTACCAGGGTCGGACACAGCATCTTTATAAAGAAGAATTTTTTCTTTCCAATTCTCAATCTTTAATAAATCAGCTTGAGTTGATGGGTTTGTTAATCCTAATGTAAAGTTTGTTAATTCATCTTCAAAACCTAAAATAAACAAGTGAATAATTGCTATCTTATTTAATTCTTGAATCATAGATTTTTGAATTCTATTGATGGTCCTTGCAAAACGAATATCTTGTAATGCCAAGTTTTTACCATCTCCAACAACTTCTTCAAAACCTAAGAAAGCCTTTGGTACACGAAGTGCTGTTAATAATTTCTTTTGAATGTATTCAATATCGGCAATTTCAGAAAGGTTCTGAGCTCCCGCTAATGTTTCAATTGGACTTGTTTGAGCTGGGTCACGCACAGGAATGAAATAATCTTGGTCAACCGCCATTTGGTTCATTCTTAAGTCAACGTTTCCTGTTTTAGAATCAACAACTTGGTCTCTTTTGAATTTGTTTGCAATTCTTTGGATATATGGTTCAACATCCTTATCATCCATGTTACCAACATAAACTTTAAATACACGTCTTTCAGGTGCTCTTGATGTTCTATACACCAACATAGCATCTTCTGATAACAATAATTGTTTCCAAGTACGTCTTGCCTTTTCCAACATTGATGTACCATAAGGAAGTTTTCTATCATCACCCAACAAACGGAAGTGAGCCACTTCCCAAGTGTTCATTTCCATATCTTTTACTTTCCATACGAATTTCAAAGATTTTGCGTCCTCAGTTGTATTATGTGATGGTTTAATTTTCATACCACGTTCCAAACGTTCAATTTCAATGTTTGGAAGTTGTTGACAACCCATAATACCTTTTTCAGAATCTAATTTTAGGTAAACAAAGTTATCACCATACTTACATGTGTTTCTTGTCCACATTGGTAAGTTGGTGCTAATGTCTAATCTGTTATTAAATAAGTCTGTTAATACCCCCTTAATTCTATTTGATTCTGAATAAATTTGTAAAATATGTCCGTCTTCATTTGTTGTTGTAGATTCCTCAGCATAAATGTCAAGTGCCGCTGAAATCTCAGGTGTGTATTCCATACTCTCGTAATCGTAGTATGACGCCAATCTTGTTGGTTCGTAATAAATTGCTTGAGAATATAAATTATTTTCTACTTTACCCCACTGTTGACCAAGATACATTGTTTGTTGAGCTTGGAGTTTTTCCTTCTCAAATTCCGACTTATCTGTGGTTTTTAATAATTCCTTCTTATCAAATTTATAAACTGGAGGCTGTTGACCCAAAGTTGAGTCGGGACCAAAGACTTTCGTAAGTCGTTGCCATATGGTGAAATTGTCTGCCATCCTTCTAAATATAGTATCTTTTTTTTATGAATAAACTTTATCTTCTACCGAATAACCATAAATACTGTTCATAATCCTTTTTTGTTGGATTTGATGAAAAAGCATCTTGATATCCCGTTGGGGACATAACTGGCATTCCTGGGTTAAATTGTGTAATTTCCCTGTTTGTACTATCATCAGCAACGGTCCAAGAACTTAACATTGCTTTTGTTTGTTCATTAACCTTTTCAAGTTGGTTATACGCATTTTGTCCCACATATAAAGCCATTGATACCGACATAATCAAATCATCATGGTGTCCTTTCATGTGGTCAGGTCGTCCGTTCATATAGACATACGTGTTCATCTCACCAAGTAATCTAGCGGAATACAATTTAAATCCATGTCTTAACGCTTCCTCAAACGCAGCAATAATTTGAACCCTTTTACCATTAAAGTTTATGCCTGGTATTTTTTCATTTGACTTAACAGTTGACTCCCAAATATTACCATAATTGATTCCATCAACATATAAGTTTTTATAACCCATTTCTTGTAATTTTCTTGATGTTGAAACTCCCATACCACCCGTAATATCAATTACAATAAACGCATCGTAGTAATTTCCCCACTTATATGCAATTTCCGCAGCAACATCTGGAGGTAATTTTCCAACATATTCCGCAACCTGTTCCCTTTCATCAAAATCAATAACTTGGAATGATGTAAAATCTTCAGAATCACCTCTTGATACATCCATACCCATAATATATCTATGTCCAATAACAGGTTCTTTCCAAATCCATAACTGATTTTGAACCATCTTTGATTCTGGCTGACGAACCATTTGGGTTCTAATCTTATCGGTTAATTCGGCGTCAAATACGTTATCACCTGAACCTAAAAAGTTACATTCTAATTCCTGAGAAATTTTTCTCTTATCAAATTTTAACTTTTTAGCCATTGTTTCAAACCAACTTGAACATACTTTGTAACCATCATCCATTAACTTTTTAAATTCAACAAAATCTCTTTGACTTGTTGGTATTCCATCAAAACTTATAATTTCGGGATTCGGATATTCTTCACGATTTAAAAAATAATGTATTAAATCTTTTACTTTAATAAAATATAAATCTTTTGTGTATCTTGGGTCTCTCCACCAGAACATTTCCGTTACTTTAAAATTGTTCATTCCTTTAACCGCTTGTTCGTAGATACTGTAATAAATTGCATCATATCCGTTAGGGGTTGAAATAACAATAACTTTACCACCTGTAGATAACGACGCCATACAAGCCGCCCAAAAATCATCATTGGCTTCAATGTAAGCCGCCTCGTCAAATATCAATACGGTAGGGGTATAACCACGAAGTGCGTCAGGTGAAGTTGCAACCGCTTTAACCTCACACCCATTTGATAATTTAAAGTGTCTTTGTGAATTCTTTTCAGTTGAAAATGTTACACCCATCCAATTAGGCCACTGTTCTGTGAACCCTCTAATCTTATTAGCAAATTCTACAGCGGTATCTAATTTGTTGGCAATTACAAGAATTTTTTCAGGTTTTTGTTTGTTGGCAAAAACAACTTTTTTAGATGCCCAAGCGGCTGTAACGGTAGATACACCTGCCTGACGATATTTTAAGGCGATGTTTTCCTCGTAGTTATCGTAATCTTCTACTAATGTTTCTTGGTCGGGAAATAAATCTAATGGAACAAATTTTGACTGCGTATTGTCATACGTTTGTAGATAGGTTCTTAAGGCGTAAGGGGTGTTTTTAACACACTTGGCGTATTCTATAAGGGCTTGTTCTTTTGTGATACTCATCCCTTATAAATACTCCGTTACTTATTTGGCGGAGTATCTATACCTAAATCACTTAAGAAACTCAAGTCAATATCATCATCGTCATCTGAAGATGGATAACCCATGTCATCTTCGTCATCATCTTCATAATTTGAATTACCTAAAATTTCTTCTAAATCTTGTTTGTTCAGTTCATCAATAATTTGGTCAGCAATACGTTCCATTTCTGTATATGCCGTTGCATCACCCTTATTAACTCTTTGTGCTAAAGATGTGAATTTGTTTTTTGGTAATTTAGAAAATTCTCTAAAGATTAAACTTTGAACAATCTTCATGTTATCTTCCAATACTTTTGCTGGGTATGATTCTAACAATTTTTCCCACAAATATGTACCTGTGATAATATCAAATATTTCATTTACTAATGTATCGGCAGTTTGCTTAACCATTTGAGCCTGAATTGGGTCAGTTGGTAAAGACGTTGCTCCTAAAATATCATAATAACCTTTAATTAATTCATGAACCAAAATCGGGAACATAACAGCTTTTGCTCTAACAACAAAATTTCCTGTGTATTCACCTTCTTCATCTTGTTCCATTTCAACTTCTTCAGAACCACCCATGTTTTGTCCTGCTGCTGCCATTTGTTGTACCATTTCAGGTGGTAATAACCAATACAAGTAATCATTCATCGCCATCAAAGCGCCATACTTGTCAGTAATACCAGGTTCCATTTCTTCCAATGAATCTCTGATTAATTCAAACATAAAGTGTCCTTTTTTAGCCGCTCCTTGAATGATTGCGTTCATAAACCTACGTTTTGCAACCATGTAATCAAAGTTTTCAAACGCATCTACAAATTCTTCTAAATTCTCACCAGAATCTTCAAACGCTAATTCAATATCTTCAGATGAAAACTCTTCAGGTTCTGCTTGAAAATTTTCATTTCCTGCTTCACCCATTCCAACCAACTTAGGGTCAAATTGTATAAATTCGGCATATTTTGGGTCAACCAATTCATTTGATACTAAATCTTTAGCCAATTGTTCAAGTTGTTGTCTTCTTGAACTTTCAAATTGACTAACTTCGCCAAACAATCTCATCATCATCATTTGAAGTCCACCCATGTTATTTGGAACATTCATTCCCAAATATCTTTCAAGTTTTGTTACAACATCTCTAAATCTTTTAGATGCTGCAATTTCTTCAAACGATTGTCTATCATCTTCACCTTTTTTAGGGATAAATGGACTATTAGAAAGTGGTGTTTCACCTCTTTCAATTGCACCTTTTAAATCAGGGTTAATTCTAAAACCTGTTGGTTCATCAATTGGCGCTTCAAATATTTTTCTTTTGTTTTTCATTATTTTAAATTATAACCCATTGAGGTGAATGTATTATAGCTCAACCATTTTG